GTCCTTGCTACAGGATCTAAAAGACCTGCAGGAAAAACAACAGGAGCTAAATGACAAAGAACTCAGAAGTTTCGAAGACGGAAATACCTAAACGTACCGAAGCATTATTAGACAACTATAAATCAAAAGACGAAATAGAAGAAACAAGGCTTGATGTAAAAGCTGTTGAGGGTAATGAAGATCTACTAGCTAGACTTCCTGAACCAACAGGTTACAGACTTTTAGTTTTACCATACGCTGGTCCTAAAAAAACTAAAGGTGGTCTTTATCTTGCTGATACAACTCAAGACACAATACAGATGACAACCGTATGTGCATATGTATTGAAAGTCGGAGATCTAGCCTACAAAGACAAAGAAAAATTTCCTAATGGACCTTGGTGCAAACAAGGCGATTGGATAATTTTTGGACGTTATGCAGGAGCTAGATTTAAAATAGAAGGCGGAGAAGTTCGTATTCTAAACGATGACGAGATAATCGCTAAAATTAAAAACCCAGAGGATATCTTGCACGCATACTAATCACATACGCAAAAACAGGAGCTAAAATGGAAACAAACGAAGAAATAAAAAAATCACCAGAAGTAGAACTAGATACAGATGGTATTCAAGAACAATCAGTAGAAGTCAAAGAAGAAAAAGTTGAAACTGCTGAACCTGAACTTCCAAGAGAAGAAGTTGATTTAGGTTACACTCAACATGATGATAAACCTGAAGGTATCGAAAAAATAAAAGTTGAAGAAATAAAACAAGAAGAAAAACCTAAAGAAGATTTAGCAGATTATTCTGATTCTGTTAAAAAAAGAATTGATAAATTAACAAGAAGATATAGAGAAGCTGAAAGAAGAGAAAAAGCTGCTTTAGATTTTGCAAAAGGTATTCAAAAGAAATATGACAACCTTGAAGGAAGATTTACTAAAACAACAAAAAGTTATGTTGAGCAGTATTCTGCAAGAGTTGAAGCAGAACAATCTAAAGCTAAAGCTGCGCTAAGAGATGCAATAGCCGAAGGTGATGCAGAAAAAATTGCCGAAGCTAATTCAAGAATGGCAACATTAGCAGTAGAAGCAGAAAAAGCTAAGATGTCAGCTAATGAAGTGGAAGCGAAAGCTCCCATTAAACAACCAACTCAAGAAACGCAACAAGCACCTCAAAATCCATCTTACCCAGAACCATCCCCTAGAGCAAAAGGTTGGGCGGAAAAGAATGAATGGTTTGGTACAGATAGAATTATGACAAGTGCTGCGTTTCAAACTCATCAAGATTTGTTAGACCAGGGGTTTGACGCAGAGAGTGATGAGTACTATAATGAGATAGACAAAGTTATGAGAGATAATTTTCCTCATAAATTTGGTCAAAAACAGGAGCAAAAGAAACCCGTTCAGACTGTTGCTTCTGCCCAAAGAAACCAAAGCGGACGCAGATCAGTGAAACTCACTCGTTCACAAATAGCTATTGCTAAAAAATTAGGAGTGCCACTAGAGGAGTACGCAAAATACGTGAAGGAGAATGCAAATGGATAACAAAGAAAACAAAAGAGCCTCACGCGAGTCAGATAGTAGAAAAGCAACAATGCAAAAAACTACCTGGACTCCACCATCCAGTTTGGATGCACCACCTGCACCACAGGGTTATGCCCATCGTTGGATAAGAACATCTGTGGCTGGTTTTGATGATACGGCTAACGTAACAAAGAAACTAAGAGAAGGTTGGGAGTTTGTTAGAGCAGAGGAGATAAAAAACTCACCTGATATACACAAATATCCAATCGTTAAACAGGGACAATATGAAGGGTGTATAGGAATTGGAGGCCTTGTGTTGGCAAGGATACCTGAAGAGATATTAAAAGCTCGCGCTGAGTATTTTCAAAGAATTACTCAAGACCAAATAAACGCAGTGGATAATGATCTTATGAAGGAACAACGACCCGAAATGCCGATCAATATTGATAGGCAAAGTAGAGTTACCTTTGGTGGTAGAAGTAATAAAAACTAATTTTTTAGAAATATCTACCCACGAATAAGTAACTTTTAATTGTTAATATAATAGGAGAACAAAAACTATGGCAAACGTAAGTGAAAAGTTCGGTCTAAGACCGTACAGAAAACTAGACGGTACACCTTTAGTTGGAGCTCAGAACAGATACACAATTAAAAGCGGATACGCAACTCAGATCTTTCAAGGGGACTTAGTAGTTCCTGTTTCTACTGGAAACATCGAAAGATACTCAGCTGCAAATGACGCTGGATTGTCTACTGCTGTTGTGGGTGTGTTCAACGGTTGTTTCTACACTGATCCAACTACTCAAAAGCCAACTTTCAGAAATTACTACCCAGGTAGTATTGCTGCGAGTGATATAACAGCTTTTGTTGTAGATGACCCAGATGCGGTGTTCTTAGCAGATGCTGATGCAGTATTTGCGAGAGCGGATCTTTACAAAAACTACGCAGTTACGAACACAACAGGTGTAACGCAAACTGGGCTTTCAAAAACCCAATTAGACGTTTCGAATTCAGGAACTACAGTATCTTTCGTGTTACAAGCGATTGATATTTCGCAAGATCCAAATAATTCAGACGTTTCAACATCAAATGCTAATATCTTGGTGAGAATAAACCACCACCAATATAGAAGCAGAACAGGCATAGCATAATAAAGGAGAATAACTATGGCAATATCACGAGCACAGCTAGTCAAAGAACTAGAGCCAGGTTTGAATGCTTTATTCGGCCTGGAATATAACAGATATGAAAATCAACACGCAGAGATTTTCCCGTCTGAAACATCTGACAGAGCTTTTGAAGAAGAAGTAATGTTAAGCGGTTTCGCTTCAGCACCAACTAAAGCAGAAGGTGCAGGAGTTGTGTTTGATACAGCAGGTGAAACTTTCACAGCTAGATACACACACGAAACTATCGCTTTAGCATTCTCAATTACTGAAGAAGCTATCGAAGATAACCTGTACGACAGACTTGCTGCTAGATACACTAGAGCATTAGCAAGATCTATGTCGAACACTAAACAAGTCAAAGCTGCCGCTGTATTGAACAACGCGCAAGTTGCAAATGTTACTGGTGGTGATGGAGTATCGTTAATTAACAATGCTCACCCATTAGCAACAGGCGGAACTTTCTCAAACGTTCTAACAGTAGCTGCAGACTTAAACGAAACGTCATTGGAACAATCTTTGATTGACATCCAAGCGTTCGTTGATGAGAGAGGATTAAAAATCGCTCTTAACGGCATGAAAATGATAATTCCAAAAGAATTACAATTTACAGCTGAAAGATTGATGAAATCACCTCAAAGAGTCGGCACAGCAGACAATGACATCAACGCATTAGTTAACATGGGAATGGTTCCTCAAGGTTACAGAGTTAATAACTACTTAACTGACACAGACTCATTCTTTTTAATGACTGATGCACCAAACGGTTTTAAACACTTCGTAAGAAGCCCAATTAAAACTGCGATGGAAGGTGACTTCGATACTGGTAATGTTAGATTTAAAGCTAGAGAAAGATACTCTTTTGGATTCTCAGATCCAAGATGTGTATTTGGTAACGGTAAATTACCAACTAGCTAATACTAATTAACAGTATTACAATTTAGGGGCGGTGCGTTTGCATCGCCCCTTTTTTTATGTTAAGCAAGCATATGCTTACATTTAAAGAAAAAAATAAATTTTGTTATTTATGGGGAATGCCTATTTTATTAACAAAACTTGATCCAAAAGAATATAATAAACAAGAAATTCTTAAAACAATAACCGATAACTATGATAAAGATCCTGACAGAGAAGTTTGGGCATCTTCTTGTATGGGAACAAATATTCATCATTCATTAGAGGATATAAACAACAAAAATTTTCCTGTTCCAGATTACACACAATTAATAAAAGCTTATCAAATTCCTACACAGCATTATATTCAACAATTAGGTTTTAATACATCAGTTAATGTTGAACAACATATTGTAAATTATACAGCTTCAAAGAAAGAAGCTTTTTTTGAACCTCATTTTCATACATCGTGTAAATTTAGTATGGTCCATTATGTTCAATTTAATCCAAAAGAAAACAGTGGGACTGTTTTTATGAATCCTTATTTACACAATGAATATTGGCAAGAAAGAAGACATATTAGAAAAAATATAGGGGTTACTGATGATGTTAATCAGTCTTGGATATATGATGAATGGAAGTTTCCTGTTGAAGAAGACGATATAATTATTTTTCCAGCGCCTTTAAAACATTACGTTAAAACATACCCCTCAAAAACTTTGAGAGTGACTATTTCTATGAACATTCAGTTGATAGATAAAGACTTTGCCACTATAGGCTCAGAACTAAGATCAGAAAGATCTATGTTTCAAAAACCTACATCCAGTTGATAGATCAAGATCTCTAGAGTATAATAGAACAACCTAGAATAAATAATCTGCAGACTGGCTAGGCAGACGCTATAGAGACTGCAGGTGTAAAACTATAGGAGAAATAAATTATGGCAAATACAACTTTTTC